TCTCTGATTACAGTTTCTTTTTCTCCTACAACCGCATCATATCTTTGCTGTATGTAATCATTCTTAAATCTAGGGAATGAAAGAAGAATAACTTTGCCAAAGTCTGGAAAACGAGAGTCTACCGATGCCCTATACATATCATACACAGCACTACCTGTTTTTGCTTGATCGTGACCAGTTGTATTATCAATTGCAAAACCAGAAATTTCGTCAAGGATAACAACAAGAACGTTATATCCCTCCCACGCTTCTCTTTCTGAGTGCCCTGAATGAACCGTTATAGCCTTCTGAAACTGGATTTCGGATGCTTTGGCATAGTACTTCCCAATAAACCATGGCGACTTGTCTATGCGGCTCCTGAAGCCTTTAAAAAATACGTTGCTTGCCTGCTGTGAGTTAATTGCAATATTAATAATATCAATAGAGTCGCCTGGAGGTTTTCCGTAATATGTTGCTGGGTCCTTTAGACATAGTAGTAAATATACTATATACGCTACTGCAATCGTTGAGCAGTAGTCTTTTCCAGAACCTTTTCCTAGCTGTGCGACAACTTCGTTTGCCGTTTGCTTAAATCTAATAGATCCCTCTTCGTCTCCAAATAATTTTTTTAGTGTTGTTTCTTTATATATCTGTGAGCTTTTTTCAATCAAAGTATACTGATAATCAGAGAGTGGAGGTAGACCTAAATAATTTGGGTCATTTACAAACGTACGAAGATCTACTGGCTTCTCTTCAAATTCTTCGCCGTCTAATATATCAATTAAATCTGAGAAATCAAATGACATGCTACCTCCCCATTGAATTAGTTAGAGGGTGGCCAGATGGAACATATCCTTTTGGAACCTTTATCATGTGGTATATATGATTTGGCCAAGCATAATACTTTTCACTTAAAACTTCTTTAGTTGAATGTTTGCAATGATCTTCTGGACTATGGAATATCAGGTCGCCTTTCAATGGCTTGTATACAATGTCTTGCTCCTCATAATAAAACTCTCCGCCTTCAAAATCATTAAAAAATAAATACATCCCAATGTCCACGCCGTCCGCATAATCAAATTCATCGCCATCGACATAAAGACTTGATGCCATCGATGCTTCTACAAACTCTTCTTTATCAGAATGAGGATACCTTTTAGTTCCTTTTAATAGTTTGTGGGGATGCGTATTTGTTCCAACATAATATCCATCGTCAAGCAAAGATTTAATCCTATATCTAATTTCTTCTAAAGACTTGACGCCTTTTTCTTCTTTTACTTTAAATCTTTTTTCTGAGTGGGGCTGCCAATAGTCTTCTGGTCCGAGTCTATCTAGATATAATGTAACGGCATCTGCCTCTTCATCACTCATGAAATTACGATATACATATATGTCTTCGCCAATTTTTTCAAATAAATCTTTATTGAACATTTGTTATTACTTCTGCATCGTGAATGTTTACTGACTCGACTATACCAGTAATCTGAGAAAGCCTTTTTGCAACATCCATTTTGCATTTAGGGCAACCAGCAGTAACCTCTTTTAAAATTCCAACTAAAACTTCTTGTTTACGTTCTGTCTCGGCAATCTGAGATGCTATTTGTGTATTCTCTAATACTCCCACTGACTGAAGCATTGCTATTCTTTTGGTTTCAATATCTGCAATAAGTTTTAGGGCACTCGCTTTCACGCTTAGCTGCCCCTGGGTGTCAGCATCTTCTACGGTCTTCCAGGCTTCTTTAATTAGCATCGCATAGTGCTGATCTGCTCCAGAGATAGCTTCACGAGCACGGTCACGGATATTGCTATCATTATGGACTACAGACTTCCATTCGTCAACATATTCCAGGACTTCTTTTCTAGAGAACCCAGTGAGTGTTGCTATCTGTGTTGCAGAATTTCCCTTTAGAAGTTCTTCCACAACCTTATTCATGCGGTCAAAATGTACCGCTGGCTCTATTTCGCTCATAATTAAATTATACCACGTTTTAGTTGACTAAGACTTGTTGGCAATTTTAAGAAGTATTAGGTATCCAATTAGATCATCAATATCGTTATCGCCAGGAAATGCTTTATCATTTTGAATTCTATTTAATTTATCATCAATGCGGACACGAATCTGTTCTGTTGAGTCCGCCTTTGAAAATATACGAATTGGATCTAGTGCTGAGTTTCCATATGAGATATTTTTCTTTATAAGCATCTCTGAAATCTCTAAACACTCTCTAATGATCTTGTGGCCAGAAGGAGCATCTGTTGCAATTAACTGAAGGTCTGTTATCCAAGCCTGATATCCGCCATCTTTATTTGGGTACTCGCTCATTTTTTTCTTAACAATCCAAACTCTTGTAAATATCTCTGTATAGTCATAGCAGAGACCCCGCACTCTTTACCTATTTCTGTAACTGTTTTCTTCTGAACTATATATCTTCTATATAGCCAATCTTTGCTCTGATAAAGTTTCATTAAAATGCCATTGCTTTTTGATATGCCTCAAAAGCCCATCCATATTTTTCATACCCCATAGATCTACCATCTACCCACCAGTCCTCTGCAATTCCAGGAACTACTAAAACGTATCCTAGTGAGTCAAGTATTTCTCTCTGTGCGTCCCTCATTTGTTTAAACTTATAAGATCTAACAAGGTCGTGCTCAAATGTTATCACATTAAATCTGTACTCATTCAGTGGGACATTTATTAGGCCAAGTAGGTTTGCATACTTTGGGTTATCGTCTATATCAATTTGCAAATAATCAATTGTTTTATTTATAGCTATAGATGGCAGGTAGTCATGATAATTTATTGTTAATGCATCTTCATTGATACATATGTTACTTCTATTAATAGCATGATCTTTGCAAAGGTTTGAATCTATTTCTATTCCTATGCCTGACCACCCATATTCTTTTTCTAGAACATATGAGTTGCTCATATCTCTATAGTCACCAGAACCAACTTCTAGGTAAGTGCCATTTCTTTTATTACCCAAGATAGCTAAAACAAAGTCCGATTGATGTGTCATCTTTTAGTTAGTACCTGGTTGCTGTAATGTGCAATACCGAAACTATCTGCAACATCAAAATCTATAATTTCTAAACCATATTTCTTATTAAAGTAGTCAGCAGTTCTTTGCTTTCTCATATTTCTTAACTGATTTTTATACCAAGATTCAGCATACCCTGGATTAGATAATCTTATTGCAGACTTCTCATCTTTCGTAGGATTTTTGTTGCCAATGTACGCCTGCCACGAGGATGGACTAATAGTAATAACCTTAGCACCAGTAGACATAAGCTCAGCAATAACAACTCCATATACATAGGACAATTTTATCACAGCATCAGGTGATCTGACAAGTATGGCACCTTCAACAGCAATATAATCACTCTTAAGCTCATCTAACATCATGGCCATTTTATTTTTAGCGTCGTGAATTTTTTCATATATATCTTCGCCTACAAGATTAATCTTTCCCCATTTAAGAGGAACATCATCCTCCATTAAACAAAAAGCTATAGAGTTAGTTGAGGCATCTATGCCTAAAACCCTATTTGCTTTTGTCTTTATCAGGCTAGCTAATTTCATCTACGATGTCTTTCAAAAGCTTTCTTGATTTTAAATTTGTTTCTTTTACGCAAGAAGAACATATGTCGTCAGAGTTATACCTGCTAAGCTGCGCCTTGCATTTTTTGCATAGCCTTACTGCACCCTTTTTAATTGCTTTTTTCTCATAATACTTTTGCATAATTCTTTTGTTTGTTGCAACCCTGCAACACTCGTCAGAACAATATTTTTGGTTGTGTGTCTTGGAGTCAAAGTCTTTAGCGCATTCTGTATTGGCACAAATCATATTTTTGGAACCTTATACAGATCTATTTCAACAGTACCGACTGGACCTGATTTGTCATAACAGGCCTTCTTGACTGGGCAATATGTGCAAGGCATCTTAGACTTGGTTGATCCTTCTGGTCTTACTGGTAGGTCTCCATTTTGAAAGTTATCCCAGACCTGCTCCATCCAAGCAAATGCTTCTTCAATAATCGCTTTATTCTTTTCATTCATTGAAATTGGAATAATCAATATCTCTTGAGTGTTCTTGTTTTCATACAGGAAAAATCCCTCTTTGGCATTTTTTAATTTCATATAGGTTAATAGCTGAAGCATATGGTTTGCTGATGACTTCATCTCTGATTGTCTTGTATCCCAAACTTCTTGCTTTGCCGTTTTGATTTCACCAATTACAGTCTCGCCATCATACTCCATAATTAAATCTATAAAGCCTCTAATTGGAGGATACTCATTAATAATTTCTTCTTCTTCTGCTCTCCACTCTGGCATAGTAGAGATAAGCTTTTGTAATCTTTCGTGGGCTTGGGTTCCCTGTGCCATATTAGCAACTGCAACCGCATCATTGTCATCAATAAAGACTGCACCAGAAAATGCCATGTACCAATATCTGGGACACGTTCCATGTCCATAACCAAGTGAGCTTGGGCTAAATGACTTCTTTGTCATCTGTCCGTCTGCTCTCTTGGTATTGCGATATGACTCGTCAAGTAATGAGGCAAACTTTTCTGGATCAAAGAACTTTCCAGTATGCTTTTTAAACTTAAGGTTCTTTACAATATCTCTAGCCATTTATGAGTTGTACCTAACGACATACTTAAGTGCATCTACAAGTTTG